GTGGAGAAGATGTTCATGTACTTGGAGTAGTCCGTGGATGCCGGGAGGACCTCCGAGCCGTTGGAGATGGCCTCAAGGGCCTTGATGCTATACGGTGCTGCCTCAGACGCCGACGTTGACACAACAGTGCCAACGAAGGGTTGCATCTCGAGGTCGAAAACGACCTCCATCTGCACGTCGTCGCTAGCCGACAACCCGTCGGCAAACACCGCCAGCCCGGTCCACCCACCAAAGTAGTTGGAGGATGGGGCCTCGTAGTCCATAGCTTCACCACCTGTTGGCTTCGATAGCCAGAGGATGTCCGCGCCGTTGGCAGCGTACGTCTGCCGCTCAAAAGCGGTGTAGCTGGCCGACAAAGGCCAGGTCGCCGGACCGGTTACACTTTCGTACATGGAAATGAGAGTGATGCGCCCTTGTGATGTTAGTGGCGGGCCGAAGTTCCGGATGCGCACACCAAAAGCCGAGATCCGCACCCGCAGGGCGTTCGTGAGCAAACTATCATAGTCCGTCACGTCTACCTCTGCGGCCGCGGCCCATCCAGCGTTGGACGGGTCGGTTGAATAGGTGGCGATCGTCCCCTCGGTCTGCCAACACTCGTCGACATTCGCGAACCTCGCGAAGTCGTGAAGACGCGGGAAGAAAACAGCAGCTCTGCTCTTGTTATAGGAGGGGGCGGCAACCATGGTGTACTGGCTCTTCGACCGATAACCACACGTACGTGCGGCGTTGGCGTCAGGCCATTTGACAACACGGGCCCCATACGGGTTCAGGAAGTGGGCAGCGTACTGTTCAGCAGACGGAGCAGCAAAGCTGCCCCGACGCTGGTTAGCACGCTTAGCACCGCCTTGGCCACGACTTTGCCGGTTGCCCTGGTTTTGGTTCCGCCCACCGTTTGCGTTCCCACCGTTCTTGGCTGCGAGTTGCTTCTGGAGCTGCTCGATGCGATTTTGCTGTTTGCGCGTCATCGGCTCTAGTCCGATGACTTCTTGTTTCAAATGGTCGATACACGGGATACCTCCGACCACAGGGACTGTACATCACGCGCTACTGACGCCGACCCGTGCAGTCTCTCGGCGTTCCGCTGCTCGGTGGCAGCTTAGCACGGTCTTACGTCTGGGGAGACAGCCGATTTTGGGTCGTTAAGCGCGCAACCCCGTAAACACACCCAGTAGCCCCTCTGGATGTGGCCTACTGCACACAACAGGTGTAGCGTACCGCGGGATTAGACGTCGGTAATGTTCTTCCATTACCCTCTGCTCACTCGGACTGATACCGAAAGCACGTGCGAAACTCACACGCGCCTCGGTTGTGACGCTCACTCCGGACATGTTCATGCCCTTCGCAAGCATCACGAAGCCCGAGGGTGTAGAATCCTTATCCACACGCTCACCCGCGCCCCTTCGCAAAGCTTCATAGAACTCACAGTAGACAGGCATGTGGCCGGCAAGTGCCAGGCCAGACATACCGACCGTGTTTCGCAAAATGTTCCAATCCGCTTCGTTGCGCACAGGTTTTAATGTACACGCATCTTTGTCGAGGCACACGCGCGGATCGCGCACCATGCACCAGCGGGTTCCATCATAGACTGGATGCGACTGACAGAACTCAATCGCTTCCAGTTCATCCACCGGCTGTTCAATGGCGGCTGGGAGCCCATAGTCCCTGAACCAGCCATCCAGGCCTTCAAGCATCTTCAGGTCACGACGTTCGAGAATCAATCCGCCGTCGTCACCATCATTGATGAGAGAGGCCCGTAGCCCTGTGTGGTGGAGAAAGCAATAGATCAGTGCACAGACGATCAAGCAGTTGCCCAGGCTTGTGTTCATGTCGCCGCTCATGCGACTACCATGGACAACGTACTCAACAGTACCGTCATAGCACCTCCCTTTGCCTCTAGTTGCCAGCTGCCAACGCAGAAGACGTGCAAATTTCCTCGAATGGTAATATCTATTATATACACTGTGTTCCCACTGCAATAAGGCAGCGTTAACATGCATGTCCATCCGGTGGATGTCAAAACCGACCCAAACGGGATCACCGTAGCGCGACCACTCCTTGGAAATAGCCGCGCCCCTGGCCAAAGCGTTCAGGCCTTTC